ACCGTCCTGTCGTTTGCGCCTAACGACGTTGTCACCGCAACTGGCAATGAAACAGGCGTGGACCTTCTGGATTACGAAGGTGACATCACCATGATTCTTGACGCTGAAGCTGGCGGATCAGGAGTCACCTATGCCGTCAAGGTGCAGGACTCTGCTGACAACAGCACTTTCGCTGATGTCACTGACGCTGCTTTCACTACTACAACTGCAAACACTGCTCTTGTAGAGACCCTCACGGTTAACACTGATGAGATCAAGCGTTATGCCCGCGTAGTCATCACCGTTGCTGGTGGTACTGGTGCAGGTGCATTGAGCGTCACAGCACTGGGACGCAAGAAGTACAACTGATCGTTGATCTTTGCCCCCGGCTTACCGGGGGCTTTTTCATATGGCACTCGATTTTCAAGAAGACCTCGACGCTTTTTTCGATACGCCGGGTTTCACAGTGCCTGTGGTGTCAGGGGAAACAACAAGTGTTGGCTACTTTGAATCGCCTAACGAGATTATCGCTGACGGCATAGTCTTGACGACGGACTATGCGGTCGTGGTCAAGTCATCTGACTTTTCGTCAGTCACGCAAGGCGACACCATGACGGTCGATAGCGTTAACTACACCGTCCGTGAGCCGATGCTTTTAGACGATGGCAAGATTATGCGTGTAATGCTGATGAAGTCATGACGACCAAGCGTGAGAACATTCTTGCAGCAATAAAGACTGCCCTTACTGGTACGACAGGGGTCGGCACAAGGATTTATCGAAGCAGGGTAGAACCGCTAAGTCGCGAGGAGTCGCCTGCCATTGTCATTGAGCCGATCAGCGACACACCAGAGCAGAACACGAGTCTGCCAACTTTGGACTGGACGCTCAGAGTTCGGATTGTTGTGCTTGAGCGCGGCACAGTGCCAGATCAGGCAGCTGACGACACGATCGAAAGCTTGCATTCAAAAATCATGGCTGACCTGACTCTTGGCGGCCATGCAATTGATGTACAGCCTGCACAGACCAGTTTTCAATTGCTAGAAGCTGACCAGCCGGCTGGAGTTATTTTCTGTGAATATGAGATTCGATATCGCTCACAGGTTGCTGATCTGACCCAGTAGGTCTTTGGAGATAGGCTGAACCTAACCATGTCCTCCACTTACCATGTTGGATGAACACAGTGGTCACGGCGGGAGTTACCTCCTTGATCCTGAAACAGGCGTGCGCACTTTGATCGAGCGAACGCTTCCACCACAACCATCAAAGGAAAGTTCCGATGGCACTGCTACTACGCAAACGCCTGATCCTGATCGAGACGGAATCAAGTTACGGGACGGATCCAACTCCAAACGGAGCCGACGCCGTACTCGTGAAGGGTCTGGAGATCACTCCTCAAAGTAGTGACGTTGTCAGTCGCGATCTGATTCGTCCGTATCTTGGAGCTTCTCAACAACTGCTGGCTAACACTCGCGTTGAATGCTCGTTCAGCGTTGAGCTTGCTGGTTCTGGCGCTGCAGGCACTGCGCCTCAATACGGCAAAGCTCTTAAGGCTTGCGGCCTGGCCGAGACTGTTGTTGCCAACACCAGAGTTACTTACGACCCTGTCAGCGCCAGCTTTTCATCAGTCACTATTCACTATCTGATTGATGGTGTGCGTCACAAGGTCACTGGCTGCCGTGGCAACGTGGCGATTACGGCCAACGTTGGTGAGATTCCGACTCTCGACTTTACGTTCACTGGCATTTATGTGGCTCCAGACGACAGCGCACTGGTTACGCCAACCTATGTGAATCAAGATGATCCGTTGATCTTCAAGAACGGCAACACCAGCAGCTTCCAGTTGCTGGCTTATGCAGGGGCCTTGCAGAGCTTCTCGTTCGACCTCGGCAACTCAACTGTTTATCGCGAGCTTGTGGGTGGCAGCAAGGAAGTTCTGATCACAGATCGTGCTTCCACTGGCTCAGTCACTATCGAAGCAGTGGCTTTAGGGACCAAGGACTACTTCGCTTCTGCGGTCGATGACGATGCTGCGCTGGGCAACTTGCAGTTCACGCATGGCTCAGTCGCTGGCAACATTGTCCAGTTCACCTCTAGCAAGGTCGACATAGGCGATGTGTCTTACGGCGATCAGGATGGCATCGCAATGCTGAACATCCCCTACACTTGCGTGCCAGATGCTGCGGCAAACGTTGAGTTTGACCTGGTTTACACCTAAGGTTCGAAGGGACTGCGTTGAGAGGGGGCCTTTTCGGGCCCCTTTTTTTTGTGTAGGCTTGGTCGGCTTATGACCTTACCTAATGGCTTTTGTACGCAAGAAAGATAAATCGTTCAAGTGGCCTGTTGAAGTGCGTGAGCCAAGTTCAGAGAATCCTGGCGAGTTCGAGTCGTCTGAGTTTGTGGCAATCTTCAAAAGGGTGAAGATGTCAGAGCTGAAAGAGATGGGCGACACTTCTGACCTGCCCTTCCTGAAAAAAATTATGGTGGGCTGGGAAGGAATCACTGATGAGTCAGGCAAGGAGATTCCTTTCACTACAAAAGAGCTGCAAAACGCTGCTGACGATGTCGATTGGCTTAAGGCCGTGTTGTCTGCTTACACCAAAACCTACGCAGAGGCTGAGGCGGGAAACTAAGAGAGGCCGCCATACATTGGGCTTCTGGCGGCCAGCAGGTCGAGGATAAAACGCAAGATGACGCCGCAGCTTTTGGCTTGGAGCTGCCAGAACCTAAGGCTGAGAAGTCAGAGGACTTTGAAGTGTGGGATGAGAACTGGGATGCGGTGATGATGTTTCTACGGATGCAAACCCAGTGGCAAGTCTCAATGAGTGGTTACGTAGGCCTGAAATACGAGGTTTTGCTTGGTACTGGAGGCTTGTGCGACCTCTACAATGTGGAGGATCATAGAGACCTGCTTGAACGCCTCCAGATCATGGAGGCATCAGCCCTTACAGAACTGAGGAAGACCTCTGATGGCGCCTAAGATTCAAGATCTGGTCATTGAGCTTAATTTTAAGGATGCAGGATCTCAGCGTGTAATCAATCAGATTAGAAGTAGTCTTTCAGGACTGGAGGACAGGCTTACAACTGCAGCTCCAAAAGTTGCATCTCTGCGCAAAGAAATACTTGCGCAAGGAAAGGCGAGCAGGAATACAGCATCTAACTTAAAACTTCAGGTCTCAGCATTAACTGCCCTTAGGGACGAGGCAAGGCTTGGTAGTACAACTTTTAAGCAGCTGACTGCTGATATAGAAAGGTTGAATGGACAGCTTGCAAAAGCAGAGGGGCGCAGGAAGGGTGGGGCCGGTCGCCTCCAAAGTCTTGCCAGGACTACAGGCGCTATTGCTGCAGGCAGCATTTTTGGTGGCCCTGAGGGTGCAATTGGTGGTGCGATTGGTGCAATTGCCGGGCCAGCAGGCGCAGCCACTGGTGCTGCGATTGGCGCTCAGATAGGCCAGCTCAGACAAGCGCTAGGAGCCACTGCTGCATATTCAGCGAACCTGAGCAAATTACGAATTGCGCTGCAAGGTGTCACGACAAGTCAAGAAGAATATACAAGCGCCTTAAGCTTTATTCAGGAGACGACTGAAAGGTTTGCAATACCGCAAGAAATTGTCACGCGACAATTTACAAAGCTACAAGCATCTGTCCAAGGCGCAGGCGGAACTTTAGAAGATACAAAGAATGTATTCAACGGAATTGTTGCATCAGTCAGGGCAACAGGTGGCTCCTTGGCTGATGTTGACTCTGCACTAACCGCCTCATCTCAGGTGTTCTCAAAAGGGAAAGTTTCTGCAGAAGAATTGCGTCAACAGATCGGGGAACGTTTGCCAGGTGCGTTTACTTTGTTCGCTGAGTCTATGGACAAGACTCCAGCTGAGTTAGACAAAGCACTGGAAAAAGGCGAGGTCACGCTTGCAGATTTCCTCCGTTTTTCAAGCAGCATATTTAAGCGCTATGGCAAAAACGCTGAAACAATCGCTAGCAGCCCTGCTGCGGCTGGTGATCGACTTAAGGTCACGTTGGAGCGTTTGTCTGAGAACGTTGGTACGCTGCTTGCACCAGTCGGCGCAGCCTTTCAGGACATATTTAATGGTATTGCAAGGGAAATTTCAAAGGCAACTGCAGCACTAGCTAAATTTTTCAACTTAGCTTTTGACCCTGAAAAGCTTGAAAGAGCACAGGCTGACTTAGAAAAGGCCGAAGCAGCTATTTTGACTGGCTCGCCAGCGGACAGGCGAAGAGCTGAAAGACGACGCCGTCAGGCTCAAGCAACTATTGCTAGGCAGATACAGTTGCGAGATGCAAGTGCTGACATAAAGAGACCCGAGCAAGGCACAGGGTTTGCCCGCGGAGATGGAAGCGGTGGTGGTGCGGCAGAGACTATTAAAGACATTACGGCAGCTCAGGCTGCGGCTCAAATCAAGGAAATTCAAAATCGCACCAAGGGAATTGAACTTACAAAAGAGGCTATTAAGCAGGAGGCAGAACTTGCTAGGGTTGCCGCCGAAAAACTGCCTCCTAACAAGAAGTCTGTTGAGCTTGCGAGAATTGCGCAAAAAGAAGCTGGTCAGCTCAATAAGCTTCAGCAAGACGAGCTAAAGACTGCAAACAATATTGCCAAAGCAAAATTAGACTTAAACGAACTTCTTGCAAAAGCAAAAGGCGAACAAGGCTTGCTAAACGAAGAGCAAGTGCAGCAAGAGCTAAATCAAATTAAGGTAAATGAGTTAATGTTGAAATACAATGTCTTAGTAGAAGAAGGTGTAATTAAACAAGAGGATTTGAGGAAAAAACTGGAGGAAGCTGTCGCGGCCTTAAACAAAGCAGAGTCGCCTCTTGAGTCATTCAGAAGCGGCCTTCAAAAGGTATTCCAAGAGGCCATGAACTTAAACCAAGCCTTAGCTGACAAGGGCGTGCAAGCAGTACAGCAATTTGGCGATGCGTTTGCCGATTTCGTCGCAACTGGCAAGTCAAGCTTCGCTGAGTTGACTCAATCTATTCTGCAGGACCTTTCTCGCATCTTCGCAAGGGCTGCACTGTTCCAAGGCTTGTCGCTTATTCCTGGTATTGGAGGGTTCCTTGGCTTAGGCGGAGGCGCAAGCAGTAACTCTTTCGCTGGTGTTCCTAATAATGTTCTTAGCAGTGTTTTGGGTAACGCCAAAGGCAACATCTACGCCAAGAACAAGATCGTCCCGTTTGCTTATGGCGGCATTGTGAACAAGCCGACGCTGTTCCCGATGGCGAATGGTGCCGGCTTGATGGGCGAGGCTGGACCTGAAGCGATCATGCCATTGCGTCGTGGACGGGATGGCAAGTTAGGTGTTGAGGCTTCTGGCGGCGTTGGTAACGTAGTTGTGAACGTCGATGCTTCTGGTTCCAGAGTGCAAGGTGACCAACCAAACGCGAAGGCATTGGGTTCTGCCATCGGTGCAGCCGTGCAGGCTGAGATCGTGCGTCAAAAGCGTCCTGGAGGCTTGCTTAGCTGATGGCTACTTTCCCAAGCATCGACGCTGACTATGGCGCAAGCAAAAAGGCAGCACCTCGCGTGCGGCAGGTGCAGTTTGGATCGGGCTATAGCCAGCGGGCAACGTTCGGCTTAAATTTAGATCCAAAAGTTTGGACGCTGCAGTGGGAGAACAGAACAGCAACAGATGCCAACACTATTGAAGATTTTTTAGAAGCTCGACGCGGCGTGGAGTCATTTAACTGGAGTCCACCAGACGACAACGCGACTTATAAGTGGATTTGCAAAGAATGGACAAAGACAATGCCGTACTCGAATCTGTTCAATATCTCAGCTACGTTTGAGCAAGTATTTGAGACCTAATGGCTTATCCATACGCAAATCACAAGTGGATAGCAAGCACGCCATTCGCGGTTGGTGATGTCGTCCGCGCTAATCCGCTGAAGGGCAATACGCTTGCGTTTAAGTGTACACAAGCTGGCACGACTAACACCGAAGAGTTTTACGCAGACTTTCCCAACAAGGAGCCAGCATTTCCGTTCAAGATTACGCAAGAGCTTGTTGATGGGACGGTTAAGTGGGAGGCATTTGAGCCCTTAGCAGAAGAGCTGCTGCGCCTTGCGCCAACTGCAATCATTGACTTGTTTGAGATTGATTTGACCGTAAAACTTAATGGAGTAGAGGATACGTTGCGTTATCACGCTGGCAAGAACGGGCTGACGGAAGACATCAAGTTTGGCAACCAAACCTATCCTGCGGTCCCTGTAGAAGTCGACGGTTTTGAATTTTCCGGAAAAGGCACGTTGCCAAGACCGACGCTACGGGTTGCCAATGTAAACAATGCGATTACTAGCTTGATTTTGCTGTACAACCCATTAGCGGCAAAGGTCAGACGCATTCGTACTTTTGCCAAGTTTATTGATACAACAAATTTTCAAAGTGGAGTGAACCCGTTTTTCACCAAGGAGTCGGATGTAGAAGCTGCTTTGACAACGCAGAGCGGTGATATTCTTATCGAGCAGTCAGAGAACGATACCGCTGACCCAAACGCCAAGATCGTTGAGACGTGGTATATCGACAGGATTTCCTCAGAGAATCAGCAATTTGTAGAGTTCGAGTTAGCGCCAAAACTTGATTTGACGAACTTAGCTTTACCTCGTAGGACTATTGAAGAGTTTTGTCCGTGGAAGTACCGTGGGGAGGAATGTACTTATAAAAAAGACGCTTGCTTTACGATTGACGATCAAAAGATTACTGGAGGGACTTTGGAGGAAAGAAGAGCTGCAGATGCTTGCGGCAAAAGATTATCAAGCTGTCAGTTAAGATTTGGCAGGGGTGAGGTGCTGCCCTTCGGAGGATTTTATGGCGCAAGACTTCAAGTTTGAAGCCGAGAGGCACGCCTGCCGGCGATCGCCCGAGGAGTGTTGCGGGCTAATTGTCAATGGCAGATATTTCCCTTGCCGCAACATCGCAAATGATCCGAAGGCAAATTTCGTTTTAGAGCCTGCCGACTATGCGCGTGCTATGTACTTTGGAGACATCGAAGGTGTCGTCCACTCGCATCCAGAGGGTACTCCAGTTAGTGAAGCAGACCGTAAAGCTTGCACCCAAACCGGACTGCCCTGGTTCGTATATTCTGTGCCGCACAAACAATGGTTAACTATCGAGCCCTGACTGGCCGGCAGTGGAGCTACGGTCAAAATGACTGCTTCTCTTTGCTGCGTGATTATTACAAGTTGCTTGGCATTGATGTGCCTGACTTTCCGCGACCTGAGTCGTTAGAACGCACTGAAAGCTTGTTTTTGAAATATGCGAGAGCAGCTGGATTCGATGAGGTGCCCTTTAATGAACGCATGCCTCATGACGTGATCATCATGCGTTTAGGCACCAAGAACCCTATGCACGCGGCAATCTATGTAGGTAATAACAAGATTCTGCACCAACGAATCAACAGCATCAGTGCTTTAGAGCCATTAGGCCGTTACTATAGGCAAAGCGTTGCGGCAGTTTTTCGCCATGCAGTTGGTTCTGTTGGCGGGTGAGCTGGGGGAGAGGTACGGCAAGCAGCACGAGTATTACAACCTGCAGACGCCAGCAGATGCGATCAAGCTGTTGTGCATCAACTATCCAGCGTTGAAGCAGGACATGATGCAGGCGCACCATAACGGCGTTGGATACAAGGTGATCCAAGGTGGTGCGGCGATGGGATATGACGAGCTACAGCTGCCGTTTGGCAGCAAGCCATTGCTTGTGGTGCCTGTGATTTCTGGTGCGGGTGGTGGCAGTACGACACAGATATTGCTCGGTGTCGGCTTGGTTGCTACTGCTATTTTTACTGGGGGTACTTCTCTGGCCTTTGGCGCGACTGGGTTTGGTCTTGCGTCGGGGGTTGCAGCAACAACGGCTTTAGGCCTATCAGCTGCCGCTGGAAATATTGGCGTGGCATTGATTCTTGGCGGCACTGCAAGCTTGCTTTCACCACAGCCGCAGCTTGCTAATGCCAGTGCCAACAGAATTAAAGGCGAAGGCACAAATGTGCGTGGTCCTGGTCCTGACGGCATTACACGCGGTGCAATGGGTCAAGCAAACTACGCGTTTACTGGGCCAGCTAACACCGTTGGAACGGGAGCGACAGTGCCTGTTATCTACGGTCGTGTCATCGCAGGAAGCCATTTACTTGCTGCTAATCTTGAGGTATCTGATGACTCAGACCCATTAAAAACAACAACGCAAACACCAGGCGTGAGTACTTTTACAATTAATGGCGATAAGGTAAGTCAAAAATTAGAGAGCCATGGTGGAATGAAGGGGCGAAGAACGGACAAAGAATTTAATAGTTCTGACACTGACGAAAAGACAAAAATTGTAATTAACGAAAGCTTTGGACCTTCTTCTAGCGACAACAAAAAGCTTGAGGCGAACAAAAAACTTACAAGCGATACATTGAAACACAGAAACGATGTAAGGAAAAAGCTTGATATTTTGTTTAAAATAAACAAAGGCTTGTTTGACTTTGTTGCCGATAAAGACTCAACCAAGATAGACGGTTTTATCAGATACAGGATTACTGCTGAGGTGACAGGCAAAGGAGACCCTGACCCGGTAGTTGCAAGTGCTGACGTGACGGTGCAGGGCCTTCTTTTAAGTAGTCACAACATTGTGTATGGACACAGGCTGCAAATGCCGGAGATCAAGCGTGACGAAAACAGTAGGGTCAGGGTTAAAGTTGAAATTATCGACACTGCGGTGCATGATAATGCAAGACTGATCTTTCATGCCTACGGCTACGGACTTTTAGACAAAGACGACTGATTCGCTATGGCTCTCAACTCTAAGACCACGCTAAAAATTATTGACGCACTCTGCGAGGGGCCGATTGAAGGTTTGGTATTGGCAGGAAAAACCAAGAAAAGCGTTTTTTTGAATGAAACGATAATAACAGGCAGACAATATTCCACTGAAACTGTCAGAATCCAGACGAGAGACGGGACAGGCACCCAAGTCCCGTTTAACGAAGGATCTACGTTTAAGGATCAGCAAACAACAATTATTGACGTTAGTCAAGAGATTGGGTCTAGTTATAGCGAAGAATTGAACATCAACGAAGATGGAAACGAAGAGAATGAGGTCAAAAAGCGCAAGTATGGTGACGGCCAAGTGACCCGCGCCATAAGTGACGCTGACGTTGATTTTGTTGAGCTTGTATTTACAATTCCAAAACTTTATTGTGTCGCGGTTGAAGGATTAGCGCGTGGGCAGCTGTTCTTCGCTCAAATTAAATTAGAGTTGCATATTTGCGGGATCGATGGCGCTTGGAGAAAAGTAGATGTAGAGGCTAAAAACCAAAACGAGAAAAACATAATTAAAGGGATATGCACGTCTAGCTATCAATTCAAGACACAGACTATTGATTTAAGGGATTTAAAAGGGCCTTATAGAATTAGAGTTCGCAAGCTTGATTTTGGAGCCGATATTGACGAAAGCTATCGCAACCAGCTGGAGCAAAAGTTTCTTAATGAAGGCAAGTCGGATGCATTAGCTCGTGCAAACACCAAAGCTGCGGAACGTGCGCGTGAGCAAGCGTTTGAAATTTCCTTTGAAGACTTCGAAGAGCTTCCAGAAAAAACTCCCTTAGCAGGCAAGCGTGCTGATCAAATTCTCTGGACAAGTATTATTGTTGGTAAAAAATTTGGTACAGCTTATCCGCATACAGCGCTTGTATCTCTCAGCCTGGACGCAGAAGAATACAGCACATTACCTGCAAGAGCGTATGACATAAAAGGTCTTAGGGTAAAAATACCATCAAGCGCAACTGTTAGAGATGATGAGCTTGCTCCAGGAAGTTTAAATTTCGATCCTACGATTGCTTTTGATGGAAGTCTCAAAGTAGATGAGGACGGTGTCCACGAATTGCATTGGACTACTTGTCCGGTTTGTTGTTTCTATGACTTACTTACCAACAAGCGCTATGGCGCCGGTGATTTTATTGAGCAGTCGAATCTTAACTGGGTTGACTTGATTGAAATCGCTCAATACAGCAACGAGATAGTTACTAATCCTGACGGCACTCAAGAGGCGCGATTTGCAATCAACACGGTTATTGGATCGCAGGCAGAAGCATTTAGCGTTTTGCAGGACATGGCCAGCGTGTTCCGTGGGATGCTGTTCTGGAAGTCAGACAACATACAGGTTGCAGCAGATCACGGAGAACTAGATGGCGGAGACGTTCCAGCGATTCATATATTTAGTAATTCAAACGTTGTCGAGGGCAGCTTTACATACAATGGATCGTCACTGAAAACACGCAGCACAAGGGTGCGTGTGCGGTACAACGATCCTGACAACTTCCATAAGCCAAACTTTATCTGCATTGAAGACAGAGACCTTATAGAGAAGTATGGAGTGCAAGAGAAAAGCGTTGTCGCGTTTGGCTGCACGTCTAAGTATCAGGCTCAACGCATGGGGCAATGGATTATGCAGTCTGAAAGGTTGCACGATGAAACTGTAACGTTCTCAGTTGGAATTGAGGGTTTAAACGTTTTACCCGGTCAAGTGTTTGAAATTTCTGATGAAATGCGCGTCGGCGTGCGCTTCGCAGGAAGAATTATGGGCGCAACGACAAGTCTTGTCAGGATTGATTATCAAGGTGTGTTATTCGACAGCAGAACAGGTAACGTTGACACTTGGAATGTTTTTGACAATGAAGATGTAGATTTGCCGTCCACTTCTAACAACAAGATATCGGTTGTAATGAAGGATGGCACGATTGAAACATCTTCGATCACGTCAGTTGCGGGCAACACGTTAAATGTCAGCCCTAAATTTACCCAAGCGCCGCCTGATGACGCGTTATATGCTATCAGAAGTAATGACTTGGTGCTTCCAAAGTATCGTTGCTTATCAATAGCTGAGGGGGAAGATGGAACGTATGCAGTTGTAGGTGTCAAGCATGTTGATGGTATTTATAGGGTTATTGAGGATCCCTCCGCAAAGCTTGACCTGGTAGATCCGTTCTTTTACAGCTCAGACCCAGCCGAACCTACAGACGTAAGGATTACATTCCAGCAGATTGATGACGGTCGTAACACTACGAATCGAGCGACAGTTTCTTGGACTCGTGGTTTGTCGGGCTCTGTTATTGAGTTTAAGGTTGAATACAAGGTAGGCGCAGGCGGCAATTGGATTAGCCAATCTACAACCAATAATTCAATTGACATCACCACAGGGCTTGTACCTGGCAAGAAACTGATAGTGCGAGTTCAGGCAATAGGACCTGCTCCTGACCGTAAGAAGTCTGGTTAGGGAGAACAAGAAAGAGAAATACCAGTTGGTGGAACAAGCGACGACACCTCGAATCTGGCGCGAGTCACTTTGCCTCCAGACCCAGAAGACGTCACTATTGAGGCTATTGGAGTTGACCAAGTTGCATTACGTTGGGGCGCAACAGCAAGCGGTCAAAAGCTTGAAGGCTTTGTTGCTGTAATCAAGCACTCATCAAAAACTGACGGCAGTGGCTCGTGGGCAAACAGTTCCATTCTCCGCAGGGTTGAGGCACGAGCAACATCAGTTGTACTTCCTTTGCTAAATGGTGAGTACCTTATCAAGTTTCAGAATGAGCAAAGACTGCGTAGTACTAACGCAGTCAGCGCAATAATCAACATACCGGACGGCATCCCTCGTCTTAACCATGAAGTATTTAGAGAAGATCAGCTGGCTAATGAGTTTGGCGGTGAAAAGGTTGGTGTTTATTACAACCAAGACTATGACGGCTTGATCCTTGACGGTGACGCATCGTTTGATGCTATCCCAAGCCTTGATAGCTTCACTGCAAACATCGACAGTCATTTCGGAACGCAACTTACCAAAGGCGAGTATTTCTTCCAGAAGACAGTAGATCTTGGCAACAAGTTCACCGTGCGCATGCAGCGCGTTTTAACAACCAGAGGCCTGTATGCAAGCGATTTGATTGATGATCGTACAGAGCTTGTTGATACGTGGTCTGACTTTGATGGCGACTTGCCGGACGATACAAATGTTGAGGTCTATTTCCGCAGGAATTCTGATACATCCCGCGCAGGTGTTGACCAAAACTCTATAACTCCAGCAGGCTTGCTAGGCGACTTTGCAAAAGAAGATGGCTCGAAGATTTTGCAAGAAGACGACAGCAGTAAATTTAATCGCGACGCGGTACTTGAATTTGACGACTGGATGCCACTAGAGAACAATGTGTTTGTTGGTCGATTCTTTCAATTTAAAGCTGTGCTGACAACAGACCATGTTGACCAAACACCAATTGTGGACCAACTGGGTGTGACGTTGCAGTTTGAGCGTCGCACCGAAAACAGCGGAACAATTGCCTCTGGGACGTCGAGTAAAGCCGTGCTGTTTGAGGATGCCTTTTATACCGACGCTGACACAGAGGTTGCTGTTGGAATTACTGCTTTTGAGTTCCAGAGCGGCGATTACTACAGGCTGACAGGTGTGACAGGGACAGGCTTTACGATTACTTTCTACGACAGCAGCAACGCTGTTATCAACAGAGGTGGTAATGGCATTAATTTTCAGTACACTGCGATAGGATACGGAACAAAGCAGTCTTAAAGCGTCGTTATGGCTCAAGCAGATGGAGTTGTCGCAAACGCCAGTGGTGCAGCTGTAAGGCAGGACATTAACGATCAGTTGCTGGCTGCTTTTACTAATCAGAGCGGTACCACAGCTCCGGCTACGACATACCAATGTCAGTATTGGGCTGATTTGAGCGCTGACGAGATAAAGATACGCAATAAGGCCAACACTTCTTTTATCAGCCTTAGGGGAATTGATGGCCATGTAATTTTGCCTGCTGGAACAGCGGCTCTACCGTCTATTTACTTCAGCGGCGAAAAAAATACCGGCCTGTATGAGTATGCCAATGACGTTATTGGCATTGCCAGAGACGGAACTGCATATGGCGTTATTGGTCGAACTATTGAAAGCCAGACTAACGCATTTGTTATTGGCAATGCAGCAACGCGAGCAACAGAGAAAAATCCATCAACTGCTACTGATGAAACTGCAACTGGTTTTTTGGTCGCAGGGCCTGTTGATGTTAATGACGGTGGCGGGCAGGTTCATATTGGTTCAAGCGTACGACCTTTAAGTTTGAATCGCGTAGGCTCAAACGGAGCTTTTGTAGACTTCTACAAAACTGGTGGTTTTATTTCCTCTATTAACACCACTAACGGCTCTAGCATTAATTACAATACAGGATCTGACTATAGGCTCAAGGAAAATGTAGTTGCTTTAACTAACGCAAAAGATCGGGTAAATCAGCTGAAAACATATCGTTTCAACTTCATTAGCGATCCTAGCAATCAGGTCGTTGATGGATTCTTAGCTCATGAAGCTCAAGCCGTAGTTCCTGAGGCGATAACCGGGGACAAAGATGCAACGTTTGATGATGGCACTCCCAAGTATCAGCAAATTGATCAATCCAAAATTGTCCCATTATTGACTGCTGCATTGCAAGAAGCGTTTGCTGAGATTACTGCTCTTACAGCGCGTGTTGAAGCTTTGGAGGCTAGCTGATGCCTGACAGCAGAATCTCATCATTGACTGGGCTAACCGCCCCAGATGGCAACGATTTATTTGTTGTTGTTGACCAAAGCGTATCAGCTGACGCTGATAAAAATAAAAAACTAACATTTGAAACGCTTCATAGGGGTGTAGGTGATGGGACGGCGTTGTCGCCATCAATCAGCTTTTTAAGCGATGGTGGTGCGGATGGTTTTTTTAAACCTGCACAGTCCGAATTAGCTGTCTCTATTAATCAAACTTACGTTAGTAAATTCACCGCATCTGGGTTTCAGGTAGGCCCTGGAGTGGCAGCGGCACAGCTGCATTTGTTCAGCGCCGACACGACGGATCAGGTCATCATTGAAAATACTGATGCTGGCCTAGATACAGCGCCTGATGTGGTGTTATATCGCAATTCAGCGTCTCCAGCTGCTGACGATTTCCTTGGGAACCTTGAATTTAGAGGCAAGAACGACGCTGCTGAAACTATTGCTTACGGTCAGGTTTTTACAAAAATTGTTGACGCAACTGATGGCAGCGAAGATGGCACTCTTCAGCTGATTACGATTGCTGCTGGTGCTTCAGCAGCTCGCGTAACAGTAAAAAGCGACAAGGTTGGAATTAACGAGCCTGATCCACAGCATCCACTGCACATCACGGAATCAATCGCAAACACTGGCTTGTTCATCGAGTCAGCAGAGGCAGTCAGTGTTAGTGCTGCTGACATCACGCTGTATCACCACAGAGGTAGCAGCGTTTCTGGCCAAGACGCCGACGTTCTAAGCACCATCAAGTTTCAAGGCAATAACGACGCTTCAACGCCGGAACAGATTTTGTTTGGGGCGGTTCAAGCAAGCATTGTTGATGCCACTGACACGTCTGAAGACGGCAAACTTGATTTCAAGGTGCAGTCTGCTGGTGCGTTGACGAGCATGGCTGCAATCACAGCAGCAAACGTTACGCTCGGCAGCCGTCCAATCTTGCCAACGCATACACCTGCATCAGCCAGTGCTGCTGGCACGGCGGGCGAAGTGGCATGGGACGCTAATTACATCTATATCTGTACTGCAACGAATACCTGGAAACGGGTTGCCATTTCGACTTGGTCGTGATGGCGGTAGCATTAGCTGGAGGTTGAGGGGTCATGGCAAACGCGAAGATCACTGATCTGACTGAGCTAACAGCAGTTCAGGGATCTGACGTGCTGCCAATTGTTGACACGCTCAACGATCAGACCAAGAAGGTCACTGTGACCAATGTGGTCACGACTGGATTGTCTGATACCGCCGTAACTCCAGGGTCTTACACGCTTACAAGCCTGACAGTTGACCAGAAAGGCCGGATTACTGCTGCGTCTAATGGGACTGCTGCTGATACGGACAAGATTGTTGAAGGCAACAGCGAAGCGGAGGTTGTCGATACAGGTTCTGACGGCCACTTCAAAGTTACGACTGAAGGTAGTGAACGAGTACGTGTTGGACCCGCTGGTCAGGTTGGCATTGCTGGCGCAAATTACGGAACCAGCGGTCAAGTTTTAACCAGTGGTGGCTCTTCTGCTGCGGTTAGTTGGCAAGATGCTGCCGCAGGTGCAACAGGCGTAATCCTTGAGAACCAACAGGCAATCAGTAGTAACTACACGCTGACCACTAATTACAATGGGTTGAGCGTTGGTCCGGTCACGATCCAAAACTCAATCGCTGTCACTGTCCCTAACGGGGCAGTTTGGATGATTCTCTGATCATGGCCATCAAACTAAAGCGGAGCAGCA